CCGCCACCAGAATACCCGGCGCGCCCGCCGACAGGCGCGATCAAAAGGCTAGCTGCAGCGACGGGGCGGCTGGCCGTCCAACAGGCGGAACAATGACCTATCCTTCGAGCGACAATGGCGAGCTTCCCCGGCCGACCGGTACGCCCGCCCACACGGCCTACGCGCGGCTGATGGCGCGCTGCGCGAGGCTCGATTTCGACGACATGACGCCGATCGACTACGCCGAGTTCGTCGAGGATCTTCCGACCGACGAGTTCATGGCGCTCATCGCCATGCATGACGAATACCGCAACCGCGAGGGTGATGCGGAACCTCTTGAAACTGCCTGGCTGGTCGAGCGTGGCGACAGCCCTGTTTCAATGCCTCTCTATTTTACTCTTGCCGTCGACCCTCTCGGCGTGTGGACGGCCGACAGCGAAGAGGCGCTACGCTTCGCCCGCGAGATCGACGCGGCCGGCTTCGCCCGGACGCTTCCGGTGGGAAGCCGTGTCTGCGAACACGCGTGGGGCTGACCGGATGACCGATCTTCAAACCTTCGCCCTCCGGGTCGCTGCTGCTGCAATTGGCTGCGCCGTGTCGATGACCGCTCTCGCGCTCGTTCTGTGGTGGTGGATAGCATGAGCTTCACGCGGATCTTCTTCCTTGACGTGATCGGGTCAGCGGTTGGCACCACGATCGGCTTCGCCGGCGGTTGGCTCGTCCTCAAATGGTGGCTCGGATGATCGGTCTCATCGGATTCGTGGGGGCAATAGTCATCCTGCTCGTCGGCGTTGGGCTGGGATGGCTCATTGGGGAATGGCTGGAGCGATGAGCTACTGCACGCTGCAGAACCTGACCGACCGCTACGGCGAGCGGCTGCTCGTCGAGATCTCGGATCGCGGCGAGTCGGCCTCCGACACGATCGACGAGGCGCTGATCAGCCGCGCGATCGCCGACGCCGACGCGCTGATCGACGGCTACCTTGCGGCCCGCTACAAGCTGCCGCTCTCCACGACGCCGGCGATCGTCACCGATCTCTCCCAGGCGATCGCCATCTACAAGGCGCATGCCCGTGTCGCCGACGAGAAGATCGCGGAAGACTACCGCACCGCGCTGAAGACCCTGCGCGACATCGCGAACGGCCTGGTCAAGCTCGATGTCGACGGCGTCGAGCCGGCCGCCTCGGGCGCGTCGGAAGTGCGCACCAACAACCCCGAGCGGCCCCTCTCGGCGGCTACCATGAAGGGGTATATCTAGTGTCGAAGGGCCGCCGCATCCGCCCCGATGGCAGGGCCCGCATGGCGGCCGGCATTCTCTTCAGGCTCGGCAGCGTCTGGGTCGGTGCGCATTGGAGCGCGCAGAACCGGCGTCTCTGCATCAATCTCCTGCCCTGCTGCACGCTCTGGCTCGTCTGGCCTGGAGGCCGCCGGCCGTGACCGGATTGCGCCAGGAAATCACCGGCAAGGAAGAGACGCTCGCCATCCTCGGCCAGGCGGCCGAGCATTACGGCCATCCGCGCCCGCTTTTCGACGCGATCGGCGGCGCCCTGGTCGTCTCCACCCAGCAGCGCTTCGAGGAAGAGAAGGAGCCCGGCGGCGATCGCTGGCCGGCCTCCTACCGGGCCATGGCGGACGGCGGCAAGACCCTGACCGACAGCGGCCGCCTTGTGCGCTCGATCACACACAACGCCACCGACGATGGTGTCGAGGTCGGCACGGACGTCATCTACGCCGCCATCCAGCAGCTCGGCGGCATCGTGCGCGCCAAGACGAAGAAGGGCCTGCGCTTCCGCGTCGGCGGCCGCAACGGCAGCTGGGTCACCAAGCAGTCAGTGTTCATCCCGGCGCGGCCTTTTCTCGGGCTCGACGCCGAGGACGAGAAGGACATCCGCGCGATTTCCGAGCAGTGGATCGCCAAGCCCTGGGCCTCGGCGATCGACGGCGACAACGATCTCGGCGGGGTCTCGCCATGATGGTCGACGACGTCATCACCCGCCTCGGCGAACAGGTCGAGGATCTCGCCGGCCGCGTCCAGGGCGCACTCGAACTCGCCGAGCTGATCAGGCGGGACGCGCTGCCGCAGTCGCCGATCGCGGCCTTCGTCTGCCCGACCGGGCTGGTCGCGAGGAGCGACGGCGACGCCTCGGCCGGCGCCTTCACCCAGATGATCGACGACATGCTAGCCGTGGTGCTGGTCATGCGCAAGGCCGGCGACGTGCGCGGCGCGAAGGTCCGGCTGGAGCTCGACACGCTTATCTGGGCCGTGATCGAGGCGCTTTCCGGCTGGGGGCCGGACGATGCGATCGGGGTGCTGGCGCTCCGCCGCGGCGCGCTCGTTTCGCTGACCGCCGGCACGGCCTTCTACCAGCTCGATTTCGCCATCCAGGAGCAGATCAGGATCCTCTCATGAGCAAGCCCGCTTTCACGCCGCCGCACAAGGGCGGCTCCTATCGCATCGGCAAGGACGGCAAGGCCGAGCGCGTCGCGCGCACCGTGCAACTGTCGGATCCCGCGCATCCGATCCATGCCGCCCGGGCGGGTGCCATGCAGCCCGTCCCGCCGGAGAGGCCGGCGAAGAAGGAGGATTGATCCGTGACGGCAATTGCTTGGAAATCCAAGATCATCCTGTTCAAGATCGAGGAAACCTACGGCACCGACCCGACGCCCACCGGCGCGGCCAACGCCATGCTGATGACCAATGTCAGCTATTCACCGATGGTCGGCAATTCGGTCTCGCGCGATCTCGAATTCTCCTATCTGGCCGCCCAGGGCAAGATCCCGGCCGGGCTGCGCGTGCAGCTCAAGGGCCGGGTGGAGCTGGTGCCTTCGGGCACGGCCGGCACGGCGCCGGCCTGGGGGCCGCTGGTGCGCTGCTGCCGCTGGGGCGAGACGATCGTCGCCGATACCTCTGTCACCTATTCGCCGGTCTCCGAGGACATGGAATCCGGCACGTTGTGGTTCTGGATCGGCGGCACCAAGCAGATCGTAACCGGCATCCGAGGCGACGTTGATCTCAAGGTCGACGCGCAGGGCATTCCCTATCTGGAGTTCACCCTGACCGGGCTCTACAGCGATCCGGCCGAGGTGGCACGCGCGACGCCCACGCTGACCGGCTTCAAGAAGCCGAAGGTCGCGACCAAGGCCAACACGCCGATATTCAAGATCAACGACGTGTCGCTGATCATGCGTTCGTTCGCGCTCAACATGAGCAACCAGGTGACGCCGCGCCTCCTGGTCGGCGCCGATGAGATCATCATCTCGGACGGTGCCGAGACCGCATCGGCGCGCGTCCAGGCCGTGCCGCTCACCACTTTCAATCCGTTCAGCCTGGCGAAGGCGGAGACGGAGGTCGAAGCGGTGCTGCAGCACGGCACCGTCGCCGGGTCGATCGCCACGCTCACCCTCGGCCAGTGCCAGATCGACCTGATGGGCGACTACCAGCAGCAGGACAACATCCTCGAATGGACGCTGCCGCTGATCCCGTTGCCGTCTTCCGGCAATGACCAGTGGTCGCTGGCGCTGACGTGATTTGAGTTCACGGGCCGCGCACCCGCCTCTGGCGGGCTGGCCCTCCACATGGGCGGGCGACGACGCCCGGCGGCCGGTCGGCCGCTTTTTCACAGGGTTAAATGCATGTTCAACATCGATTCCGAGCCGATTGTCAGGGCCAGGGTGGAGATCAGGCTGCCCGACCAGGAGCCGCAGGACTTTTTCACCACTTTCCGCGTTCTCGACATCGATACCTTCAACGGCTTCGACCTCTCCGATCCTGAGGGATCGAAGGCCTTCCTCTCGGCGGCCATCGTCGACATGGACGAGATCGTCGACCGAGGCGGCGCGGCGGTCCCCTATTCGGAAGCATTGCGCGACCGGCTGCTGAACCAGCCGGTCGTCCGGGCCGCCCTCGCGCGCGCGTATCACAAGGAGGTGGGCGAGGCCTGCCGGGGAAACTGATCACGGCCGCCCGCGCCTGGGCGGCGGGCGGCCTGGCAAAGAGGGTCGAGGACGGCGAGGAAGATGAGGCCGTGATGGACGCCAGGCGTTTCGGCATGGACGAGGAACAGATCGCGGAGATCAGGGCGGCCCTCGGCCGAGGCGGGCCGAGCGGCTTCGGTTCGGCCTTCAGGGGCGTCTGGCCGGTCAACGTGCCGATCGTGGCCGCCTTTTGCGCCGTGGGATCGCAATGGCGCACCACGATCGTTGGCGCCGGCGGCGTGCTGGTCACCCGCGTCGTCGGCCTCGACTATGCCGGCATGAGGGTCGCGCTCGATGCGCTCGGAACCGTCGTCACGCCCGATCTCTTCGCCGGCATCCAGGTGATGGAGGGAGCGGCGCGGGACGCGCTCAACGGGGAAAATGCATGAAATGCATAAAGATGCATAACCCCGCTCCAGGCCGCGACCGCGGTCCGGCGATCGTTCGCCGCCCCGCCCGGAGCGAGGCGCGCAGCGCCGTCAGTGCGAGGGCAAAATAGTGGCGCTGAAGCTTGCCCTCGTCATCGATGGCGACGCCGGCGGCGCCAAGAAGGCGGTCGAGCAGACCGGCGAGGCGATCGACCAGCTCGCCGAAAAGGCCAAGGGCGCCGGTGAGGCGCTCAAGGATGTCACCATCAAGGAGGGTAAGGACGGCAACCCGTGGGAGGGCGTCGGCAAGGGCCTCGACGACATCAAGTCCAAGGCGCCGCCGGCGGCCGACGCGCTGGACAAGGTCGGCGACGGCCTCGGCAAGACAAACACGGAAGCGCCCGGTGCGGCAACCGGCATCCTCTCGGTCGGCAAGGCGGCCGACACGGCCGGCGGCAAGCTCGCCGGCCTCTCCCATCTGGCGGCGACGGCGATCGGCGGCCTGATCGGCGGCCTTACAGCGACCGCCGTCGGCGCCTTGTTCGGCGCGCTCGTCCAGGGCGTGATCAGCTACGCCACGACGGCCGGCGACAAGCTGCCGACGCTGAACCAGGACCTGAAGGAGCACACCGCCCTCATCAAGCAGATCAAGGGCGCCTTCGACGATGGCAAGAACGCGGCATCCTCCTACGGCAACGTCAGCGCTACGCTGCTGCGCTTCCAGGAACAGCAGAACATCCAGCGCCTGCGCACCGACCTCGAAAACGGCGCGCCGCGCATCGGCGTGTTGCGCACCGGTGGCCTCGGCGCCGGCCAGCAGGTCACCTCGCAGTCCGACGTCGCTTTCGGCTTCACCGCCGACCAGCTCAAGCCTTTCATGGACGCGGTCGGCAAGCTGCGGAAGGACCTCCAGGACGGCAAGGCCGACTATATCGCCTTTCGCAACGAGGTCGCGCAGACGGCGCAGCAGCTTCCCGCGGATTCTCCTGCGCGCAAGGTGGCCGAGGGCGTCCTCGACCAGACGGAAAAGCTCGCCAAGGCACAGGAGGAGCTGCAGCGGGCGGTCGATCTTTATAAGGGGCTGACCGGCGACGCCGATGCTGCGGCGAAAGCGCTCGGCGGCACGGCCGACAAGTTCCAGCAGGTCAACGATACCGTCTCCGGCGGGCTCGGCTTCCTTCAGGAATACGACGCGCTGCTGAAGTCGATCGGCGGCGGCTCGGCGGCCCCGGTTGCACCGGGCAACATCCCCGACGCCAGCTACGCGCAGCCCTTTGCCGCCGGCGGCTGGACCGGACCCGGTCCGGTGACCGCCCCGGCCGGCGTCGTCCACGGCCAGGAATATGTCTTCGACGCCGCCTCGACGGCGCGAATAGGCGTCGCCAATCTCGACGCCATGCGCCGCGGCGTGCGCGGCTACGCCTCGGGCGGGCTCGTCGGGACCTATGCGGTTACCAGCGCGACGGCGGCGGGAGGATCGAGCGATTCCGGTCTTTCCGAGACGTTTTCCCTGCTGCGCGGCTCGCTCATGACCTTCGGCCATGACCTCGCCCGCACCCACAACCTGATGGACGCGCTCAACCTGGCGGCCGAGCAGCTCGAGGGCCGGCTGATCGATTTCGGCTTCAAGCTCATCTCCAACGCGTTTCTCGGTTCCGGGAAGGGCGATTTCGGCCTGCTCGGCAGCCTCTTCGGACTCGGCGGCGGCGGCGACCCTTGGGCCGGCCTGCGCGTCGCCACCGGCCATACCGGCGCGACGATCGGCCGGGCCGCTGCCATGCGCACGGTCAGCCCGGCGGTCTTCCTCGGCGCCCCAAGCTTCCATGGCGGCGGTACGCTTCGGCCAGGAGAAGTTCCCTTCATCGGCAAGGAGGGCGAGGAGATCGGCTGGCCGGATCAGCTGGCGGCCAAATACGGCAGCCGCACCGTCGTCCAGGTGGTCGACAATGCAGGGGTGGAGAAACGCACGAGGAAGACCCGGGGGCCGAACGGCGAGGAGATCGTCCAGGTCCTGCTCGACCGCGTCAAGGCCGACTACGCCGACGGCGGCTTCGACGACATGAACCGCGCACTTTACGGCATCGGCCGTAACGGGGTGCCGGCATGAGCGCGATCTTCTGGCCGTCGGCGCTGCCGCTTCTCGTCAACCGCTCCGGCCATGGTGAGCAGCCGGTGCTTCAGAACGCGTCCTTCCAGTCGGAGGTCGGACTGCCGATCGAGCGGCCGACGACGACGCTGCGCATGATCGACGTCACCTCCGTCTGGGACATGAACGCCGACCAGGTCGCGATCTTCGAGGATTTCGTTTTCGATGACCTCGGCAAGGGCAGCCTCGACTTCTTCTGGCGGCGCCCGCGCACCGGCGAGATCGTGACTGCGCGGCTGACCGGCGATCCGAAATATTCGATCGCGCCGATCTCCAGCATATGGTGGCGGGTCAGCGCCACCATAACGGTCCGGTGACCATGGCCCGCGCGCTGCCCATCGTCGACCGCCGCCGCCTCGAACAGGGTTCGAGCGACGATCCCGTCCTGCTCTTCGCGGCCATCCGTCACAAGCAGCTGACCGATCCGGTCCGGCTGGTGCTCGACGGCGCCGACTATGTGATGGACGACGAGGACGGCAACGCTGCTACCTGGCACCAATCCTATTTCACGCTGACGCTCCTGACCGACGACGCCAGGCCGCCCCAGGCAAGCTTCACCTTCCCGAACGTCGACCGCCGCTCGAGCAACATGATCGCCGACGTGATCGACCCGGCGACCGTCGACTTCAAGCTGATTGCGGCGAGCTATTTTAACCTTGCCGTCGAGCCGAGGACGGTCAAGGCCGGCCTGACCGTCGCCGCGCTCTATCAGGCTTCCTCGCTCTTCCTGACCGACGTGAAGATCGGCCTGGTGCAGGTCACCGGCACCTTGCGCGGGATCGACCTGCGCCAGCAGCTCTGGCCGCTTCTCCGCGCCACCCAGGACCGCTTGCCCGGAGTGTTCATGCGATGAGGGGGTATGTCGGCGTCCCCTTCCGTGACGGCGGCCGCGACCAGGCGGGCTGGGACTGCTGGGGCCTCGTCCGGTTCGCGCATTGGGACGAGGCTGGCGTCGAGCTGCCCTCGTACGGCGAGATCTCGGCAGCTGATCTCCTTTCGGCCGCGCGGGCCATGCGCGAGGGCGCGCAGGACGAGATCTGGCGGCGGGTGACCGATCTCCCGCGCCGGCGCATGGATGTCGTGCTGATGCGCCGGCTCGGCGATTCCGGGCGCGCCCCGGTCCATGTCGGCATCCTGGCCGACGAGCGGCGCATGCTGCATGTCGAGGAAGCGGCCGACACCCACCTGGTCCCCCTCGACCATCCCACCGTCAGGCCGCGCATCCTCGACTTCTTCCGGCACAGGGACCTGCCATGAACATTCATGCACCCTTGGGGCCGCTCGCCACCGTCGAATTTGTCTATGCCGTCTGGCGGCCGCCCTTCTCCGACAAGCGGGCGATGGTGCATGCCTTCCGCCCGGGCCTGACGATCGCCGAGATGGTAGGCAAGACGACCGGCCTGCCGCCCGACTTCATGGAGCGCGGCGAGGTGCTGATCGGCGAATATCCGATCGTCCGCCGGTTCTGGAAGCACATCCGCATCAAGCCCGGCCAGAAGATCACGCTGCACTATCCGCTGGGCAGTGGCGGCGGCAGCAAGGGACGCGGCGGCAAGTCCGGCATACTCGGGCTCATCGTCTCGATCGCGGCACTCGTAGCGTCGGTCTTTACGCTCGGCGGCGGGCTCGCCTTCCTCGGCTCCGCTTTCGCCCAGGGCGCGATCGGCGCCAAGCTCGCCGCCGGCGCGATCTCGCTCGCCGGCGCGCTCGCCGCCCGCGCACTGACCCCGCTGCCGGCGCAGCCGAAACAGAAGGGCATGCCCGACCAGAAAGGCCCGGCGTCGCTTTCCGGCAACGTGCTTTCGGCCGGTGCGCCCGTGCCGGCCGTGATCGGTACGCGCCGCGTCTTCCCGCCCCTCGGCGCCCAGCCGCTCATCGAGCGCGTCGACGGCGACGAGATCGTCGAGGCATTCTTCGTGCTCGCCGGCGCGCATGATCTTACCGAGATTCGTCTCGGCGACGCGGCGATCGAGGACGCCGAGGATGTCACCTATCAGGTGAAATACGGCCATCCCGACGACGATCCGATCGACCTGATCAAACGCTACTCGCTGACCACGACGCCGCAAGTCGAGCTTTCGCGCCACGTGGTCACGCCCGACGACCAGCAGCTGCTCGACGACCAGGAGCAGCCGACGCGGTCGCTGCCGAAATGGCATGCCACGCGCTCCTCGACCACGCCGCCCGACGAGATCTGGCTGCATCTCTCCTTCGTCCAGGGACTATACAAGTCGGGGTCGAACGACCGCTGGGGCGTGCCGTTCCGCGTCCGCATGCGGGCCTCGGCCGGGGACGACTGGATTTACCTGCCGGAGCTGCACTACTGGTCGAACTCGACACAGGAGATCCGCGCCTCGGTCAAGCTCGCCTGGGCCGACGAACCGGAGGTCGTTCCCGGCATTGCCGCGAATGAGGGCTGGATCGCCGCCTACAAGCATGTCGCCGGCGATGCCAGCCCGACCAGCGACGATTACTACGCCGACGGCAGCTTCTCGGCCGGCGGCGGCAATGACGGCCTCTATCAGGGCGCGGAGGCTTCGAGCAATGTCCGCAGGGTCACGCTCTCGCGCTACGAGGCTGTTTTCTGGCTCGACGCGGCCGCCATCCCGAAAGGCTCCTACCAGATCGAGATCAAGCGCGGCGCGGGCTACCACGCGTCCGATTTCTCGAAATCCGCCCGGACCTACAATGGCGACGACCGCGACCTCTTCTGGTACATCCTCTACTCCGGCAAGGCCAAGGCGCCCGAGAGCCGGGAGAACGTCGCCGACCAGGTCTATCTCCTGCGCTGTTCCTCGGTGGTGAACCAACACCCCTGCCCGAAGGGCGGGCTCTTCGCCACGATCGCCATCAAGGCGAAGAACCGCTCCGTCGATTCGCTCTCGGTAAAGGCCTCGCGCTATGTGCGCGACTGGGACGGCGGCGGCTGGAACACGCTCACCACCACTTCAAACCCGGCCCCCCATCTGCGCGACATCTGGACCGGCACGCTGACGCCCGATCCCGTACCGGCCGGCCTGGTCGACGAGGACAGCCTGATCGCCTGGCGCCAGGACTGCATCGACAAGGGCTATCGCTGCAACCTCGTCGTCGAGGGCGAGAGCCTGACCGATCTGGAAGGCAAGGTGACCGGCGCCGGCTATGCGTTGGCGCGAAAGTCGGAGACCTGGGGCGTCATCCGCGATCGCGACCGCTCGGCCGACGAGCCCGAGCAGATATTCACCCAGCGCAATTCGGCCGGCCTGACCATGGCCAAGGCCTTCGCCCGCCTGCCCGATGCGATCCGCGCCGTCTGGTACGACGCGGCGCTCGACGATTCCGAGCAGCAGAAGATCGTCTATCGGCCGACCCTGACCAAGGCGCAGGTCGCCAATCCGCAGATCGAGGAGATCCGCTACGACGCCTTCGATAACGAGACGGACGTGACCACCCGTGCGCTCTTCGACCTGAAGCAGGCGGAGCTGCGCGCCGCCACCTGGAGCTTCTCCGCTCCGGCCGAGGCGCTCCGGACGACGCGAGGCGACCTGATCGGCATCAACCACGACACGATCGGCCGCACGCACGCCTCGGCCCGCATCGCCGATGTCGACATCGAGGACGGGCAGGTAAAGGGCGTCTGGATCGACACTGCCGTGCCGGTCTGGAACGAGCCCGGCGTATTCGAGAACACCGATTTCTTCGCCGTCGAGGACGTGTTTACGCTGGGGCTGCGGAGTTCGGTCGGCATCCGCCAGTCGGACGGCGCCTTCAGCGTGCACGCGATCTCCGGCGTCAGCTCTACCCGCGACCATCTCGCATTCGAGACCCCGGTCGCCGTCGAGGAAGACGAGGACGGATCGCCGGTCATTCGCGCCGACAATCTCGCCTATGTCGGCGAGGCCGGCCGGGAGGTCCGCCGGCTGATCATCACCGCCCTCAAGTGGGACAGAGGACAGGTGGCGGCCGTCGAGGCCGTCGACGAGGCACAGGAGCTCTGGGCAGCATGACGATCGACAGGCTTATCCCTACCAGCGGTATCGGCGTCACCGGCACTGCCTTCGCCGAGGCCATCCAGGAGGAGCTCACCGGCCTGTGGGGCAATTCGGTTATTCCGCTGGCCGATATCGCCGGCACCGGCGACGCCATCACCGCGACCGTCGCGCCGGTGCTGCCCGACGGGCTGCAGACGGGCATGAATTTCTGGCTGGAGGCCGCGGCGGACAACACCGGCCCCGCCACCATCGCCATCGGCGATGAGGACCCGGTCGACCTGGTCGATGATGATGGCTCGGCGATCGGCGCCGCGCTGCTGAAGACCGGCCGGCGTTATCTTCTTGCTTTCGACGGGACGGCCATGCGGGTTTACGGCACGTCCGGCCAGAAGCGCATCGCCGACTATCAGGTGTTCACCGCCTCCGGCACCTGGAACAAGCCGGCCGGAACGCCGGACGGCGCCATCGTCATCGTGGAGGGCTGGGGCGGCGGTGCGGGCGGTGGGGCGACCACCAATGCGGGTGGCGGCGCCGGCGGCGAATACAAGCGCCTCGTGTTGCGCGCCGGCGACCTCTCGGCGTCGGAGGTGGTGACCGTCGCCGGCGCGGCGGCCGCAGGCGTGG